TAATACCAATCAGAAAATGCAGTTGCTAGAGCAAATTTTAACACTGTTCAATCCAGCGTTGGAAATACAAAGCACTGACAACTATATTGATTGGACCAGTCTTAGTGTGGTAGAACTACAGAGTGTTAATTGGTCTAGCAAGGTTATTCCTCAGGGCACCGAAGATACTATTGACATATCCAGCCTTAAGTTTACATTACCAATTTGGATCAGCCCACCAGCTAAGGTCAAAAAGCTCGGAGTAGTTACAAAAATTATTGCCAGCATGTATAACAGCAAAGGCGACCCAATTGACGCACTTACTGATAATGATCTGCTGTTAGGCACTAGACAATTAATCACTCCTTATGCTTATCAAACTTTGCTGATTGGTAATCAACTACAGGTGCTTAAAAATAATCAAGTAATTGATGAACCTAACTTTAGTTACATTCTGCCGCAAAATCCGCCCAGTAATGTAATGTGGCATGCCGTGATTAACATGTATGGTACACTACGGGAAGGAGTGAGTCAGATTAGATTGGAACTTGATGACGAGCGAATAGTTATTGGCACAGTTAGCTATCATCCTAGCGATGACAGATTCTTGTTATTTGATGTTGATATTGATACTATTCCCGAAAATACACAACTACCTTTGACTGCTATAATTGATCCTACCAGGTCAGGACCAGGCGCTGGTTTGGCGCCAGCAGCTAAAGGACAACGTTATCTATTGACTGAAGATATTGGCAGTATTGAAAATACTGTGTTAACTTCAGCTAGTGCGTGGTATAGCCTGATACCTTTGATAGCACAGGCCAATGATATAATCGAATTTGACGGTGGAAGTTGGCATGTAGTTTTTGACAGTGCCCAGGAAACTGAGATACAATATGTAACTAACACCACCACTGGCGTACAGTACAAATGGACCGGTGAAGCATGGGTTAAGTCATACGAAGGACTTTTCACTGGAGGCAAATGGAGTCTGGTATTGTAAACGCTGTTGGCGTAATGTTTTTCTGTCAGGAAACACGACGTTATCTATATCTGCTTAGAAACGACCCAAAACACCCAGGCTGTTGGGGGTTACCAGGGGGCAAAATTAGCGACAATGAAAGTCTGATTCATGCAATGCAGCGTGAATGCCACGAAGAATTAGGTGTCTGGCCTAGGCATAAGAAGTTAGTTCCGGTAGAAATGTTTACCAGCCCAGACAGCAAATTTCATTATCACACGTTTCTATGCATTGTCTACAAAGAGTTTACTCCGCGATTAAATGACGAGCATCTTGGTTATGCCTGGGTAGACATAGCTAGTTACCCAAAACCTTTACATCCAGGGCTATGGCAAACTATCAACATAGACACTGTACGTGAAAAAATCAACGTGGTGCTAGAAAAAATTGGTCAAAACCTTAATTAAGGGCACCGCATAGCGCCGGATTTCGGGCAATCCTTATAAATAGAATTGAACTACTTTATAAAAGGATTGTACCATGGCTCTTATATCACCCGGCGTAGAAGTCACTATTATCGATGAAAGTAACTACATTCCATCGGCTACCAATAGTGTTCCCTACATTTTGATTGCCACAGCACAGAACAAAGTTAACGGCACAGGCACTGGCATTGCTCCAGGTACTTTAGCCGCTAATGCTAATAACATTTACTTAATCACCAGTCAACGTGATCTGGTGGCAACTTTTGGTAATCCATTTTTCTATAAGACATCCGCTGGTACTCCAATCAACGGATACGAACTTAATGAATATGGTCTACTTGCTGCTTATTCAACTTTAGGTATCAGTAATCGAGCATATATTCAACGTGCCGATATTGATCTTAACGAGTTAAGTGCTAGTCTGGTCCGCCCAACTGGCGCACCACCAGATGGCACTTTCTGGTTAAACACACAATCAACTGCATGGGGCATTTTTGCTTGGAATCTAAGCACAAATAGTTTCTCGTTGAAGCAGCCTATTGTAATCACAGACAGCTCACAGATTGAGCCATCCCCTAGCACTGCACCAAGAAGCAGTGTTGGTAGCATTGGTGACTATGCTGTAAATACACTAAATGCTAACAACCCAACCTACTTCAAAGATAATAATAATACCTGGGTGTTGGTTGGCAGCGATGCTTGGAAACTGAGTATTCCAACTGTTACTGGTACTCTCGCAGTTACCGGCACATTAACTTCAGCTGAAGCTATTGTAATTAATGGCACAACTGTACTGGTTCCAGCAGTACCTAACAATACACTTACTGGTCTAGTTGGCGCGATTAATGCAGCCGCTATCCAAGGCGTAGTTGCAGCAGCCGTAAACAACCGTCTAACACTGTACGCAGACAGCACAGCGACCGCTGATGGATCAACTGCTGGTGGTGGTGCAATCGTTCTTGACTATGGTACCGAAGGTCTGTTCCTAGACCTAGGTCTAACACCTAAGACATATTATGCACCAGCATTCCAACAGAGCCCACACTACACAGTGCCACGTTGGAGCAGCTTTGATGCCAATCCAAAGCCAACTGGCAGCGTATGGAACAAGATCACCAATGTAAACAATGGCGCCAACATGGTTGTCAGCAAGTATGACGCTGTGTTAGGTGTGTTTGTTGAACAAGGCGCACCAATTTATGAAAACGATCAAGCAGCTAATCAGGCACTTGATCCAGCAGGCGGCGGTCTGAATATCGCTAGTGGTACTACATATACTCAGTATGATGTCAGCGAAAATGATACGTTTACTCTTAAACTGTTTGAACGTTCTACCGCTGGACGTACTGCGATTACCGGTGCAGTAACTAGCCCAACATTTACTCCTGGTCAAACATTTACAATTGCAGCTGGCCAGACCAATAACAGCGCATTAACAACACCGGTCACAGTTACTTTAACTGGCACTACTGCTGCTGATTTCTGTGCAGATGTAAGTTCGGTTAATGTTACCGATGTCAGCGCACAGGTAACAGCCAGCGGTGCTATTCAGTTTATTCACACACGTGGTGGCGACATTGTACTGAAAAACACCTTTGGTTCACCAGTTACTACCGCAGGCTTTACAACCTCAGTAACCGGCGTGCGTAACGGTAACGACAGTGATTTAATCCTGAGCAACTGGATTCCATTAACCTATACTGCAAGTGCAAGTGAGCCTAATCAGGATCCAGCAGACGGACGTCGTTGGTATTACAGCGCCATCGACGAAGTAGATCTAATGATGCATGACGGTAGTGACTGGCGCGGCTACAGAAACGTAACTTTGGATGCACGTGGTTTCGATCTGTCATTATGCGATCCTAATGGTCCAATCTGTGCTGCTTCTGCTCCTACAGCTCAAAGCGATGATACACCGTTAGAGTATGGTGATATCTGGGTTGACACCAGCGATCTAGAAAACTACCCAAGGATTTATCGTTGGCAGAATGTTGACAGCGTTGATCAGTGGGTCTTAATTGACAACACTAACAACACTGGACAAAACGGTATTTTATTTGCTGATGCACGTTGGGATAACAACGGTGCTACAGATGTTGTGACCGGAGATCTAATTCCAATCTCAACATTGACTACTTCTGATTACCTAGATCTTGACGCACCTGATGCAGCATTGTATCCAGATGGTATGATACTGTTTAATAGCCGTCGCAGTGGTTTTAATGTTAAGAGTTATCAGAGCAATTATTTTAACGCACAGGCGTATCCGGACGATACTCTGCCAACAGTTAAAGATACCTGGCTCACAGTCAGCGGTCTAAAAGACGACGGTAGTCCATTTATGGGTCGTAAGGCTGTGCGTAATTTAGTTGTTCAAGCACTGAAGTCAGCTATTGATACCAACACAGAACTGAGAGAAGAGCAGCGTCAGTTTAACCTGATTGCCTGCCCACAGTACCCTGAGCTGATGGTTAACATGGTAGCACTAAACAACGAACGCAACAACACAGCGTTTATTGTAGGCGACACACCGTTGCGCCTTCAGGATACTGGTACAGCAATTACTGTCTGGGCAACTGATGCCGGCGGTCTAGGCGTACCTGATGGCGACGGTCTAAACGTAGCTAGTGCATACCTGGGTGTGTTCTATCCAAGCTGTCAGACTACTGACCTAAGTGGCAGTACAGTTGTACAACCACCTAGCCATATGCTGTTACGTACAATTGTACGCAACGATGAAGTAGCATTCCCGTGGTTAGCACCAGCTGGTACACGTCGCGGTACTGTAGACAATGCTAGTGCGTTAGGATACATTGATGCAGCAACAGGCGAGTTCCAACAGATTGCTACTCGTTTAGGTTTACGTGATACTCTATACGAGAATCGTGTTAACCCGCTGACATTTATACCTGGTGTAGGTATTGTCAACTACGGCAACAAGACTACACAAGCTACAGCCAGTGCGCTAGATCGTATCAATGTTGCACGTTTGGTTGCATTTATCCGTGGACGCCTAACAGAAATTGGTAATCAGTTCCTGTTTGAGCCAAACGATCAAGTTACCAGAGATGAAATTAAGAACACTATTGAAGGCCTCATGAATGACCTGATAGCCAAGCGCGGTATCTACGACTATTTGGTAGTTTGTGATGATAGTAATAACACACCAGCTCGTATTGATCGTAACGAGCTGTATGTAGACATTGCTATAGAACCTGTCAAGGCAGTTGAGTTTATCTACATCCCAGTTCGAATCAAGAACACAGGTGAGATAGCCGCTGGCAACACCTCGTCAAGCCAGCCGGTTTGATAGTGATAAATAGATTAAACAGGAGATAAAAATGGCAGTTTCTTCCTTGACAAGAATGACAGTACCACTAGCTAGCGATCAGTCAGCTAGCACACAGGGTCTGCTCATGCCTAAACTTAAATATCGCTTCCGAGTGATATTTGAGAACTTTGGTGTAAGCACCCCTAGAACTGAATTGACTAAGCAGGTTATGGATTTCACCCGTCCTAACGTAACGTTTGATACACAGACAATTGATATCTATAACAGCAAGATCTACTATGCTGGTAAGCACGAGTGGCAGGAAATCACTGTTAACTTCCGCGATGATGCTTCAGGCCAGGTAGCTCGTTTAGTTGGCGAACAAGTTCAGAAACAGATGGATATGATGGAGCAGGCGAGTGCAGCTTCCGGCATCGACTATAAGTTTGTCACACGTTGTGAAGTACTTGACGGTGGCAACGGTGCTGCTGCACCTACCGCACTGGAAACCTGGGAACTATATGGTTGCCTAGTGTCTGGTGTAAACTGGAATGACTTGAACTACGGCGACAGCGGTCCAGTAACTATCGCAATGACTATGCGTTTTGATAACGCAATTCAAACTCCAATTGGTTCTGGAATTGGAGCGACAATCGGTCGTACGGTAGGCACAGTTATAACAGGCTAATCATATGGCCACTTGGGGACAGGATTTCCTCAAAGGCTTCTTTGGGAACGATTATCTCAGAGATTATAGGCACGCCAGCAAGACGTTTACTACAAACGGTTACGAGCTGGCGCCTCGCCATAAATTCCTTTATCATGTTTACTTTAATGTTAACATAGGCGAGATTCCTCGCCTTAAGGTTTTGTTTGGCAGCGACGCTAGTTCAGGCGTGTCTACTATTGGCCTACTGTGCAAAACCATTGATCTTCCCAAATACGACATTACCACCGAGGTAATGAATCAGTATAACAGAAAACGTATTGTACAGACCAAGCTTAACTACAAGGGCGTACGAGCAGTGTTTCACGACGACGGCGGCGATCTAATTCGTAGTCTCTGGTATGCCTACATGAGCTACTACTACAAAGATCCTTCACAGGCCTACGATGGTCAGGCTAACACTGCTGGAACTAGCGGACAAAATGCTAATCGTCAGGCCGGATTTAGTTATAATTCAAGAGATGTCTATTCAGACGTTCGTGTTGGCAATGTAAACGACTGGGGATACATTGGTGAAAGTTTTGGTGACACTACTAAAACCAATAGCGGTAAGCCACCATTCTTCAAAGACATTCGTATCTACGGATTTAACCAACATAAGTTTGTGGAATACACTATGATTAATCCGTTGATCACAAACTGGACACACGATACCTACGATTATAGCAGTAACGAACTTATGACCAACAGCGTAGAATTTGACTACGAAACAGTCAAATACTACAGTGGAGCTATTGGTGGATCTAGGCCAGCCGACTTTGTCAAAGGCTTTGCCAATCCTGATCGCTATGATCAAGGACCTAGTCCATTACAGCGTGCCGGCGGCACAAGAAGTATCTTAGGTCAAGGTGGTCTTGTTGATGCTGGTATTGGTATCTACGAAGATCTTATGGTTAAAGGAGATGTGGTAGGTGCTATTGCCAAAGCCGGACGTACTTTCGAGACCTTTAAGCAAGGTGGATTAAAACAGGCTGCTATCCAAGAAGGCATCAGTGTCGCACGTGAAGTGCTCAAAGGTGGTGCACCTAATGTAATCAGACAAGGAACTAATGCTGTTAACGGTTTCTTTTTTCCTAAGAAGACCACTACCCAACAGCAGCAGACCCTGGGTGGAGGCACCGGTGGTTAAGGATTCACCATATGACAATACCTAGCGTAAACACAGCTCAGACTCAGTTAGATAAAACAGTTAGAATATTTGATAGATTCTATAACTTTGAATTAAGCGTACCTGCCAATGAGTACGATGTGCTCTATAGTTTCTTTTTTAGACTTAGTGGCAACAAAGACAGTGCTCAGAACTTTGCCTATGCAGTATTTAGAATAGCAGACCAACAGGGCATACCTGCAATTGTGTTGTTAGATGAATTTGTTGGCAAGACACAATTAGACGTTACTGCCCTAATTGCCTATTATCTCAATGAAATCCGTAGCTCAAGCACAATGATTGGCGTGCAGTCACAGGTAACTCCTAATTACTATGCAGCTCGTAATGTGCAGATATGAAAAAATTTGCACAAGGCATCTACACAGTTCTTCACCCTGAAAAATACGTAGGTCGTAATACGCCAAGATATCGCTCTGGTTGGGAGCATACCTTTATGCGCTTTTGTGATACCAACGATAATATTATTCAATGGGCTAGCGAAAGCATCAGCATACCTTACCGACACCCGTTAACCGGCAAGATGACAAACTATGTGCCGGATTTTTTAGTAGTGTACAAAAATCGTGGTAACACGGTCAAAGCAGAACTCATCGAAATCAAACCAAAAAGTCAGAGCGTAATTAACGAACGAGCTAAAGAAAGAGACCGTGCTATAGTGGCTGTAAACTACGCCAAATGGGACGCTGCTACCAAATGGTGTCAGCGACAGGGTCTAACTTTCAGAGTAATTACCGAAGACGACATGTTTAGGAACGGGTCAAAAAAACGCCGCTAAATATGGCATGACCCGTAAACTTGAAGAACTATTTGATTTACCCGCAAGCAGTACTGCCGCCGCACTGGAAAAATCAGCTGCGCAAGCAGATGTTGACATGTCTATCCTACCACAAAGTCTACAGACCCTTGACAAGATAGAGCAGGCACTGCCAGCAGTCAAAGGGCTAGAGTCTGCTGACACAGAAATGGACGATCTGGCACACAAGGCTACCGAAAGCTTTGATAACCTGATGGATCTTGGCATGCAGGTTGACAGCAGGTATGCCAGTGAAATATTTGCAGTAGCAGGAACCATGTTAGGTCATGCCATCACTGCTAAGACAGCTAAGATAAACAAAAAACTTAAGATCATCGAGTTACAGTTACGTAAACAAAGACTGGATCTCGATTCGGGCAATGAAACTGCGCCTACCGCACACGGCGTTATACTAGACAGAAATGAGTTGTTGGATCGCATATTAAAACCGCGCAACGACTCAGAATCGTAAAAGTCACTAAATACAGCAAGAGGATATCCCATGAAAACCTTTGCAGAATACCTAACAGAAAGTAAAAAAATCTTTGATTACCGGATCAGAATTGCCGGCGATTTCAGCGATGATCAACTGCGCCATCTAGAAGATGCTTTAGCCAAGTATGATCCTGTCAGCATGAGTAAACCAAAAAAGACCCCGGTGCAGAAGTCGCCTATGGGTTTCGATGGCATTAGCAATGAACCAATTTATATTATTGATGCTAAGTTTAACTATCCAGCTACTCCACAGGAGATTACGGGTATATGGCACAGTATGGGCGGAGACCCTAACAGAATTAGAATTAACACTACCGAATATATGGACAGCCTTAACCAAGAAGCGGCTGACACTGAAAGTTCACCTCTGTTGACCAAAGACCTTCCCAAACCTAATGCTTTACAGAAAGCAGCGTCGAAGGCACATGCCTCGGCAGAGGTGATCCAAAATTCAGCAGAAAGTGCCAAGTTCACCGTAGCCGGTGGTCGCACTGCGCCTGCACAAACTAGTAACCAATTGCCAATGGGTGTTAAAAGCCCGTTTACCAAGATGACACGCCCGCCTAAACCAGCAACGGGCAGACAACCGCAAGGATAATCCAGATGGAAAACATTTACGATATTTTAGAACGTCTCAACAAAGTCAGCCAACCGCTGAATGAAGGTCAGGACCGTAGCTGGGTCAAAGACCCACAAGACCCGGAAAGCAAGATTCCTGCTTATCAAAGAAAAGCTAAGGACGCCGGGCGTGAAAAGGCTGACAAGCGTACTGATGACATGAACAAAGCTGCTGGTGCAAAGGTGTTTCGTAATCGACAAAGCGGAATGAATGAGTCTGACATGGACGAATCTGCATTGCAAGCGTACCTTGGCAAGAAAAAGTATGGCGAAGCAGGCATGAAAGCTCTGCAACAGGCCGGGCGTGATGGCGCCAGTAAAGAAAAGATGGCAAAAATTCGTGCAAAGCACGACAAGATGGATGAAGCTGATATGGAGGAAGGAAATTTCTTCACCGGTAATCTAGCTAAAGCTCGTGCTGCCGGAAAAAAACAGGCAGACCTAGACGGTGACGGCGACATAGAACGAGTAAGAGAAGCAGCCAAGCCGGACTACCTGGACTTTGACAAAGACGGCGATAA